AATTTGTGCTATATTAGCCTGTTCTGCTTTAATCTGTGTAGTAATATCTAGACTTTGTTTGCGCTTTTCGTATAGTTCTTCTTCAAACTGTAGTTGCGCAGTTAGTCCAGTTACTAAGTCTGTTTGGCCTTTAGCTCGTGCTGCATTAATTTGATCTTCTGTAGCTTGTTTACGAGTTAAATGTTCCAGCTCTAGTAATCTAGCTTGCTGAGCACCTTGCTCTAGAATAGTCTGAGAACTAATAGCTACACCAATTGACGCGAGAGCGTCTAGTTTTTGTTGTTCAATGCTTAATAACTCACGCTGAATATTAATCTCATTTTCAGCAGTAGCACCTGCTTGTTTTAGTTTTAAACTAGCTTCAGTTATTTGTTGTGTTTCTTTCGCTGTTTGTAAAGCTTTTTCAATCGAGCCTTGTTCTTTATCATACTGAGTATTATTTTCTTGCCCTAAAGCTTTTCTAGCGGCTGTATATGTATTTAAATCCTGCTGTGCAGCTAGAACTTTATTCTTGTTCTCTAATTCTAGATTTGATAATTCAATAGCTTGTTTTGTGCTTAATAGTTGTGGTGCTAATGTACCATTAATAGCTTGAATAGTATCTAATTGGCTTAATAGTTGTGTATTTTTTTCTTTTGTAAGATTATTATCAGCTATTTTTTCTTTTGTAGCAACTTCCTGCTTTTGTATATTAGCCGCGTATAAGTTACCGGCCTGTTGTATTCCCTTATTTGTAAGAGCTACTTGCATTGCATATACAGCTTGTTTCTGCTGAATCAATTCTAGACTTGCACCATTTGATCGCAGATATTCCAGTTCTGATTTTCTGGCGGCCAGTGTATCTGTCTTACTAGCTTGCGTGACTCCTACATCCTCTGAAACTTTAACCTTAGTAGTATATAGCTGTTTATCTTTTTCCAGTTGAGAAATAGTTTTTTCTAGAGTGGCGAGTTTTGATTTATCTTCATCAGATTTAGACGTCTTGTCTTCTAGTCTGGCTTTCTCTCTGCTAGCAGTTTCTAGTTCGGTAGCTAGTTTTAGTTCATAAGTAGCCTGTACTAATTTACCTTGTGAAAGAATAATATTCTTTTCACTTTCTAGCTGAGCATTGGCCGCACTAGTTGTTGTATCAATAGCTAGTTTAGTACCTGAAATTGTACCAGCAACTGCAGAACTAAATGCAGCTGCTCCTTTTTGCAATTCAGCAGCTAAGCTAAGACTAAACTTTTCAGCACCTGCTGAGAACATTTTAGTTCCTGCATCTTCTAGTCCGACTGCAGCAACTTTTGCATCTATCTGTGCTGATACAGTTATTTTACCTTGTACTGCATCTTCTAGCTCTTTTTGTATCTTTTGTTTATCAAATGCCAGCTTTTGTGCATCAAATGGGGCTGATGCTCCCTTGTTTTTACTTAGTTCTTTTTCCTGCTTATTTAAATCTTTTAGTTTATTTTCAGCCTCTGAAATAGATACTGAATACATATTAAAACTATCTATTAAGCCTAATAATTCTGAAGCGGAGCTAGAGATCTCTTGGCTATCTAAAATTGCTAAATTGGCTGGGCTTGATAATAGTGCCTTAATAGCTAGTAATCGCTTTTCAGGATCTTGCATAGCTTTATCAAACGCAAATGCTTGTGCCATTAAGTCTTCACCAAACTTAGACATTTTATCTGTAGGCATTAGGCTTGTTTTTAATTCTTGGGCTGACTTATCAGTTTTTTCTAGGGCGGTAGCAAAGTCACTAATTATTGATGAAGATTCATTAGTTTTGCTATTAAGTTCTGATATAATCTTTACTACTTCTAGTATTATTGATTTACCTAATTTACCGCTATCAGCTAATTTTTCAAATATATTGGCATCTATATTTGTAACATCTATGCTTTTACCTAGAATATTTCGTAATTTAGCTGCTGCTTCTACTGATGCTGCACTGTTGCCTGCTAATCTAAATGCTGCTGATATACCAACTGATAGATTATCTGATAAGTTATCAGTTACATCAGATTGTATAATAGATTTAAGATTATTAACCCATCTATCTACAGTACCCATTTTATCTAGCTCATTAAAAGCTCTAGATACTCCGGTAGCTAAACTAGTTGCTACTTCATTTAGTGCGGTAGCTTTAGCTTTTGTAGTTTCTATGGTTATTTTTTCTAGTGGATTGATCTCTTGTATTCTTAGTAGTACTCTTTCAGCATTTTCAGCAGATGCTTTGATATTTTCAAAACCTTCAGCAGTAGCTTTAGACTCTTTAGCTGTTTCGCTTAAATGATCTACTAATATACCTATACCTGCTGCCACTAATCCTGCAAAAGCAAACCAAGTACCAAAAGCATTCATGAATGTACCAATAGCGCCAGTAGTTGCTGCAAAAGCACCACTTACGTATGTAGTGGCTGTTTTAATATTACCAAGACCTTTAACAGCTATTTTCTCTACTTTAGTTATTTCTTTACCTTGCTCATCAAAAACACCCGTACCAATCTGTATATCTCTTGAACTAGCTTGTCTGGCTTGTTGTATTTCTGCATGTAGTTTTTTAATTGCTGCTCCAAAACCCTCAATACTTGCGTTGTACGCGGCACTACTAACTATTTGTCGCTTAGTAGCGTCTTGGTTCGCCTTATCTGCTATTCTTTGAACCATACCAAGTGTTGAAGTGGCACTAGCTTGGGACATTATTTCTTTAGTGTGTTTTTGCTTAGCTTCAGCTAAATTATTTTCGGCCTCTATTGTGCCCTGTACTGCAGTAGATATTTCTCTATATACTGCGGCTTTGTCCATATCTCCAGCTGCGGCTGCTCTTTTTGCTGCTTTTTCTACTCTATCAAAATCCTCTGGAGTATAAACTGCACCTACTTCCATAGTTTTTTGTAGTAGTTTATACGCTGCAGTATTTTTATTTAAATTTGCTCCACGAAGTTGACCTAGTTTTTCTTCTGCCGCAATAACTTTATTTATTTCGGCATCAATCTTGTTTTCAATCTGTAGCTCTTTTTCTTTTAGTGCAGCTCTTTTAGCATCAATAGCTGCTACTGCCTTTATATTAGCAATATTAGTAGCCTGCTCACTAGCAGCACGCATAGATTCTTTTAGTGAACCTAATGCAGGTATTGCTTGTTTTAGTAGAACAGCACCTACACCAGCTAGAGCTACTGCTAGTCCTGTTGGGCTAGCTGCTAACAAACGTAATACTGGTTCTAGAAACGTATTAATTGTTTCTAGACCTGTTTGTAGTACTTCTTTTAGAGATGCTAATAACTGATTATATGGATTAGCATCCAATTTAATATTACCAAACTTCTTTTCTACTTGATCAAGAGTAGCTGCTGCAAATGCTGCACGCTTTTCAAAATCTGTTAATGCACTAGCCGGTTTACCTAGAGTACGTGCATAGTCACTTGCTGCTTTATCTACACGAACAAAAATACCTAGTTCATCTAGTAGTTCTGGTTCTAGTTTAGTAATACCACGACTTAGTCTAGATAGAGCATCACTCATATCTACACCTAGAGCTTGTGATGCATTTTTGGCACCAACAGCTAGTCGTTTTAGATCCATATTAGACATGCCCGCTGCTGTTGCTTTTGCGGTAGCTTCCATAGCTTCTCGTAGAGTAACAGCACCATCAGTTAACTTTACTATTTCTTTTGAAAGCGAACCAAGTCCACGACCACTAGCTGCTCCTAGTTGATCTAGACCTTTGATCATGTTTGTAGTATCTGCTGCATTCTTTAGTGCAGTAAATGCTGCACTAACAGCAAATAGGTTAGCAGCAAAAGTTGCATAAACGTGTACTAGTCCGCCCAAGCCTTGAGCTTGTTTGGCAAAGTCACGTCCTGCTGCTCCTGTACCTGCTCCCATAGAACGAGCAATACCATATTCAACATTTTCAGCAGTACTGGAGGCTCCCTGCATCGCGGATTGATAAGCCTTTGTACTACCTGCTGATTTATTAGTATTGATATTACCTGCTGCTTTTGCTGCTGCTTCTAATTCTGCTCTTAATTTCTGTGCTTCTTTTGTAGTCCTAGATACGCTACTGCCGTCCAGGTCTAACTTTACTTTTATATCATTAGCCATTGTATCTCCTCACGGCGAAATGCCTATTGAGTGCTAAATTTTGGATGTATTTTCCAGCTTTATGAATTATATCATATCAGTACACCAAAGTCAAACCAAAAATTTTAGGACACAAAAAAGCCCTCAAGCTTTCTTGCTTGAGGGCTCTTTTGCTTTTTGCTTTTGTGAAATTAGTTTTGACCTTGCATAGTCCATCTGCTGTATTAAGCTTAAGATGAGTACTCTGTTTGGCTTTTCTATATCGTACAAATCAAAAAAGTTGAAAAGTGTGCTTGTGTCCTTACCTAAGTAATTGCCACCCATTGTATCCCAATTATCTTTTAATAAATAGTATATTTGAAATGCTTGTTGGACTTCTTCTGGAAAGTCCTCCATATCAATAGGTATTTCAGATTCTTCAGGTTCGCTACCAAGCGCTTCACACATTTCAAAATAATGTTCCTTTGTCATTCCAACATCGGCATTTTGAAAGTATGAATTAATCTTATCAATTACTTGGCTGATTTGCTCTTGGAAAAGTTTCCCAGGTCGGTAACTTGTTCACTGATGTATGTATCGAAGTTTGCTGAAGCTTTCATTAGTGCTAGCGCATCTTCTTCACTATACTTTAGTTCGTCTTCTGGATCTACACCTTCTAGATCGATTGGTGCTAGTTGTTCCAGATACTTGAATTTGAGACCTTTCCAGCCCTTAATTGACGACTTGACATAAAGTTCTAAGAACAGCTCGTCATTCAATTCTTCTACTGGTTGGCGATTTTTAAAGGTTGTCTTAGTTGATTTCTTACGAATACTCTGTAAGGTTTCACGGCTTAAGAATGAAACAGAAATTACAAAGCCTGGCATACCAGGATATTCTACTTCAACTTCCTTACTAGGAACTAAGAGTGCTTTAAGTGAAACTGCTGACATATTTTTACCTTATAAGATTTATGAGAGATAGAAGCCGGTGATCAGGCCGGCTTCCATTTTACAACTAATTAAGCGTAGTAACGAATTGCAATATCGTTTTCTTTAGTTAAGTCGTATGCATTTGCATCTGGTGTTGAGCTTGGTACGTATCCAGCAGCTGTAAAGTTAATAGCTGTTGAAACAACTTGTTGAACGTCAACAGTTGGGATGCTGATTGATGCTGATGGCATATCTAGTGCTACCTTAACAGTATTTGTAGATCCGCCGATTGCGATTGATAGAGCTACCATAGGTTCAGTTGTTGCTGCAGCTGAGTTTAGCATGTCGTTTAGTAGCTCACCAGTATCGCGTGTACCACCAGTACGTAAATAAGCATTTAATGTACCAGTAATAGCACGTGTACCTGTGTAGTATGTAACAGGAGTATTAACAACACCTAGAACAGCTGGGGTAATATAATTAATGTTGTTATTAATTGTAATTGAACCACCAGTGATAGGAATTGTATAAGCGTCTCCTGCTGCACCTTGGGTAGCTCCACTAGAATCCTTTAGAGAGTTAACTAGTGTTAGAGCAACTGTTGATAGCTTGTTAGTGATGTAGTTGGCATCAGTAATCTTCTGTGTATAAGTACCAGTTAAACCACTACCAAATGTACCGCTAGTAGCTGTAACACCTGTTCCTAACTGACGTAGTTGAGTACCTTGACCAGTCCAAGCAGCTGTAGCGATTGCATCTAGACCAAAGTCGATTGATACTTGGTTCATGGCTGCATTATCAACAGCATAAGCAACTTGGTCAACGATAAAGATCATACCAAACTTCTGTAGTTGGTTCTTATCGCTATTAGCACTAGAAACATAGCTATAGCCAGCGGCAACTGGAGCCCATGCTGACTTGTACAGCTTGATTGTACTAGCTGTTGCAAATGTAACTGCTGTTACTGCAGTCTTAGTTGGGTTTGTTAGCTCGATTGTGACACTAGTAGTTGATGCTGTTTTAACAACACCAGCACTGTTAAGGGCTGAATCCCATCCAGCTGGAGTTGTAGTAGCGATGCCGCCAACAACAACTGTATCACCAACTGTTGGTAGAGTACCACTAATTGAAGTACCAGTTAGTGTTAGTGTACCAACACCATTAGAGAATGCATAAGTACCTGCAGTAACTGCTGTTAGTGTATTTGCTGGTGTGGTTGAGTAGTTTTGATCACTAAACATAGCGTTCCATAGAACAGCTTCTTCAGCCTGGATACCACTTGAGTTCTTTGGACGAATGTATGTTGATAGTGAAAAGTCAACTGGAGCTAAGCTTGTGTTGAAGTTACGCTGACCACGAACTGGAGCAGATCCTGCCTCTGATACAGTTACAGCTTCTGAGTTTGTGTTCTGTGAGAACGAGAAGCCATCTAATACTTGTAGTTCTTGAGTATTAGCAGGTAGAAATCCACTGGTATTAACTTTACCATTGGCGTCTACGTTTGTTGTAAAGAATACTTTACTATTACGAACTAAATTTAAAGCCATAATATTTCCTTTTAGTATAAACTATACTAAATTACTTGCTAGATATTTATCTGCGTGTAACCAGTATTGTGCTTACAAGACCGCATAACGAACTTGTAAATTCATTTCACCGACTCCGTATGGTGTTAACAATCCTTCATCGGTAACTATTGACTGAATTAAAATTTCAGTTGTTTCTTGACCTGTGTCCATATCGTATACTATAGTACGATTCGTGTCAATTACTAATTCAATATCTTCTAGTAGTGCTTCTAGCTGCTCTTGTGCATCTTCTCCGCGCACATAAACTTTAAGGGTTACTCCCAAGAAACCCCATTTAAACTCTCCTGGTAAGTACTCGCGTACTTCCGACCCAGGGGTAACATAAATGGCTGGAAAGTCTTGGATTTCGTCCCAGAACTTTAGTTTAGCATAAGCATTATTGAATAAATTAGTTTGGTATGGCGGTGTACCGTCTATATCGCGTAGCTTAGCAACTATAGCATTAACAATACTTGTTCGTTTACTCATACTACTACCGCCCTTAATCTGTTAGCTACTTTAGTAGCTGCTATTTCCCTAATTGTTTTAGCTATTAGCAGTTTAGGGTCTCTGCTTTTTGGATACTGCTGTTTACCGCCTTCACTAAATGTAGCGTATGGATACTTCATATAAGTATAAAACGCAGTAATCATTCCTTCACGACTTTGTGTAACATTTTCAACTTTTACTGATCCGGCAAATCTACCGCTGCGTAAGTTTAAAATATCACGTCTATTTCCTGATCCCATATTTTCTTTAATTTTTTGTGAAAGCATGGAGTTTATTAAATCTTGTAGTTTTATTAGCGAGTAAAATTGTCCGCGATTAGTCTTTAATCGCTGTTTACTTTTTATAGTAGCATTAGTCTTATTCTTCTTTATTACTGATTTTAGCTGCTTTGCAGCTTTTTCAAATTCTTTTACAACTTGTTTTATATTAACAGTTTCTTTTTGCTTTTGCAATATTGGTTTTGGCTTAATCTTAGTAGTAATAGGTTTTAAACTATTTCCAGTTTTTATTATATTAGCAATATTTTTACCAATACCATCTTTAAGCGATGGTGATCCTGGAGTATCGATAAGCACTTCTGTTAAATATTTAGCATTTGCTACTATCTTATCATATATTTTTTGCTCTGATAGTGGAGCTTTTAATTCTTCAGCTTTTTGCAAAACCGCTGCGGCTAAGGGTCTTAATGTACCAATTAGTTCACTTATAGCTCGCTCTGTGGCGGATTGCTCTCTTGCACTTGCTGCTTTAATAAGTAGATTTAACTGTTTACCTGTTTGCTGTAATAAGGCCCCAGCCGCTTGGTTGTCTACAGCAAACTGTAATTCTGTTATCATTGTAGGTTTATCACCTAATACAGATTTAGTAGCATCTACGAACACTTGATGGTTAGTTACTAAATTACTAGTTAAATAGTCTGCATCAATAACAGCTTTTAGTACAGAGTCTAATGCACGTATTGCATTTTCATCCTCTACACCAGGCATTTGCACAGTAAAATCTCTATATGTTGCTTCTGGAGATTGACTAAATTGTGTTTTTACACCAAGTGCAGTCTTTAATTTTAGAAATAATATACCAGCTAAGTGACCTGATTCAATATTTTCAGATATTGTATCCAATATAGATTTAGGTATTCCTGTTATATTATTTTGTATATATGATATAAATAACTTTTTAAGATTACTTTGTGGCACTTTCTCTATTCTAAAATCTCCTGAACCATACTCCATTACGTCTTGGTTATTTTCTTCTAAATAACTTACGAAATTATATATAAAGCCAGGATCATTAAATACTTTGTCCAGTAAGCCTTTTATTTTGTCATCTTCAATAACAGTTAAAAGTCTTTGAGTTAATGCCGACATACCGTCAATAGTTACACTAGAGGTATGGAAATCTTTTGATTCAAATCTAGTTCGTAGATTCTTAGTATCTGGTGCATCTTTGAATAGTTGTTTTCTAGTTTTACTACCAAAATTAGCTAAGTCTACTTTATTACTACTATCAGAAAATATCTCTATAATTTTCTGACGTAATATTGGTGTAAACTGTGATACACTCATGAATAGTCCGCTACATAAAGATCAAGAATACGCTTAATATGTGCAGGTAAATTAGTACTAGTAATATACTCTACCTGCATTGTGTTACTAGTAGGTGTTTTTGTATTATGAATTGAACTTTCGTTTTTCATATAGTACGTAATTAAATCCATAACAGCTAATTTAAGATCTTCTGGAATTTTTTCAAATCCACCATTATACATTACCCTATATCCATTAACTGCTTCTGTAAATGTATTTTGAGCGTTAATAGGTAGTATAGAATCAGTCTGTTTATCAAGTACCCAGTCAGTATATTCAACTAATTCTTGATAATTTTGACCATAATCACTGCTATACTCTAAAAGTAGTATTTTGTCAACTGGAAATTCTTTAAGGTAAAATCTATCTCCGCCACTAAATAACTCAGTCTTTTCATCTGTCATATAGTCTATAAAGCTACGACGGCAATAATTTTTTACTAACTCGCTAACTTTAGGGATTAAAGAGTCGATTTCGGCATCACTATTAGTACTATTAATCCCAACATATGCCTTGTACTCGGCCTTTGTAACTAAACTTAATCCCATAATTACTCCTTTATGTTTCTTAAGAGCACTCACAGAATACTCTTAAGAAACAGGGCCGAAGCCCTGTTCTTTTTATTAAGCTACGTAACGTAGAGCTGAAACACCGCCACCTAGGTTTGTAGTAGTTTGTACTAAACCTGTGCGTAGTGAAGCAACTAGAACCTTACGTTGAGTCTCAACTAGATCTTGTGTATCAACACGTAGACCACGCTGGTTACCAACTAGGAAGTTAGATGGGCAAACAGCGATAGCACCAGCAGCACCATCAGCCTTGCTTTCGAACTCAGCAGAAACTAGAACTGGTGAGTTACCGATAACGCCGATTTGACCAGTTAGTAGAGTTGCGCTTGTTCCAACCTTATCCATTGTTTGGAAGATTGAATCATTTAGTAGCTCGTAGTATGTATCGGTTGAAACGATATAAACTACATCAGCTGGATCTAGACCCCATGGTCCTAAGTCCTTACGTAGAGCACGCATTGTAGCAACTGTAGCTACGTCGTTATTGCTGATATCTAGTGTAACATTTGAGCTTGCATCATAAGCTGCTAGACCCTTGACAGGATCTCCACCTGAACCAGCACCACGTAAGAATGCACGGTCAACAGCGCGAGCAACGCGACGGATCATAGCATCACGAACAACTGGCATTAGAGCTAGTAGTGAATCTTCCTCTTCTTCGTATGCTAGGTACTCGCTTGTAGCAACCTTGTATGCGTTTAAAGTGATTTCTTTTAGTTGGTGAGTTTGAGCTGCACCAGCTGAGTTTGTTGTGCCAAACTGTGCGTTAGTTACCCAAGTTGCTAGGCCAGCTTCTGGGTTGACTGGAATAGTCATAACATTTGTTTGCATTGCAATGTTGCGGAATAGTGGAGCAACAACTAGACGGCGACGAATTTCGTCTTCCATACGTAGTGATACTTCTTTTTCCCAAGTTGCTGAAGGAACGTGTGCACCGGCCTTCTCGATGATTGAACGACCAAACTTGGTAGAGTCAACTGACTTGCCAGTCATCTTTGATAGTAGAACAGCGGCTTCGCGATCGCTGTAGTCAACTTCTGACTTGCCTTCTGCAAATTGCATCTTTGACTTCTGAATAGCTTCTAATTCAGCAGCCTTTTCCTTGATTGCTGACTCTAGGCCTTCGATAACGCCCTTAGTCTGCTCTGTTTGCTCTTGGAAGCGCTTTTCAACTTCAGCTAGTAGGCGCTCTGTACCTGAATCACCAACTTGAATTGATGCTACAGCTGACTTGATTTTAGCGTCTAGTTCGGCTTCTGCCTTAGCTGCTGCTTCTTGTGCTGATTTTTCAGCTGCTTGTTTTTCGGCTAGTGCCTTAGTTGCTTCAGCTGCAGCAGTTGCTGCTGTTTCAGCTAAAAGTTGCTTTAATTCTTCTTGATTCATATCTAATTCCTTAGTGATATTGCTGTCTGCTTCCGTTGAGGATTCTAGCCCTTTAGCTGATTCGCTTTTGGGTGCAAACTGCATTTTAAAAGATTTAAACTCATCATCCGACTCGAATGATTTGGATAAACTAAATAAAGTATTTTGATTAGCTGGTACACTCACTACTGAAATTTCGTGTAGTTCCAACTCTTTAACAATAAATAATTCCGCTGCAGCATTGTACTCAGCATCAATGATTCTGAATCCTACGCTAAACGCAGTAATAACACCGTCTTTTACTAAATTAAAAACGTCTTCGGCCGCTGCTGATATTCTAGCTGCAATCCATAGACCTTTTTCATCCACTTTATGCTCAGTCATGCGTCCAACTGGTAAGTCGTGCTTATGATAAGCTAAAATTACTGGATTCTTTAAGTAATTTTCTAATCCCTTTTCCCATACTGCGGTAGGGATTACATCATTTGATCTATCAACATCGTTGGTACTCGCGTAACCGCTAATAGTAACAGAATCTACTTTCCCATCTGCAGTTGGTAGTTCGCTTTTAGTAAAAATGGTATTAAGATGTAAGATTTTATTCTTATCTACCATAAAACTCCTTTTTGAGCTATTCTGTAGTTTGCTTAGGTTTACCGCCTTCGCTAGGATTAGCTGCTGATCCAGCTATGTTGGCCGGTACTCTTAGCTCATCTTGGCCCGGCTTTGTTGCAAATCGTAGTTCTTGTCGTGCTTCGTTTGGTGAAATAATTCCACTGTTAACTAGCGTAGCATGATAACTTGCTATATCTTTTAATTCTGGTTGTAGTGCACTTACTGTTGTTGTAATTGCTTCTACATCGTATCCAAAATATCGTTCTAGTGCACTTACAAATCTTTGTACTACTGGTAGTACTGTTTCTAGATAAAATAAACGTAAGTTAGGAGAAATATTTGCGTTATTTCCACCCTCTAAAAGGATTGGCGGAACTCCTAGTGCCTGTAATATCTTAGCTGAATGCGTTTTAATGGATTGGTCGAAATCCATGTCTTTAAAGTTTGTGTTCGCTATATTATTAGGCTTGAGTCCGCTATCCAAAATAATAGGGCGTTTACCACCAGACTTAGTATTATATCTCTGCATCCAGTAATTAACAGTTTTTTCTTTTGCTAACTGACCTAGAGTATTATCAGTTGTAAGCACTAATCCGAAAACTGCTCCGTTATCGAAAAAGTTTTCTTGAAATTGTTGCATGCTGTACATAATCTTAATTGATCGTGTAGCTGCTTTTAGCCTGCTAGAGCCACGGTAAATTGAGTTATTTGCTACATCTTTAAAATAGAAAATCTCATCTGGCTTAAACGTAATATTTTCGTATTTATAACCTTTGATAAAAGTTTTTTCATCGGTTAGTATTTCTACGTTTACTGCAGGTAGATGGTACATAAAAGCACCATCAAAATAAATAAACACATTTCCATCTAGTACTAGATCAGTAAATATGTTCTGTCTGAAATCGTAAGCTGATTGATATGGGTTTGGTCTTACATTTAGCAAGTTAGTTAGTTGTTTTTGGCGTACACCAACAACTACTCCTTCTAGTACTTTGTCTTTAACGTCGTAATCTAGTGAAGCTGCTGCACTTACTAGCATGCTGACTCCACGATTAACACACTCGATTTTATCAAATGCTTGAACGTAGGTAAACTCGCTATCGCTGCCAATCATTGAGCCACTATCGTGGGCAATAACTTGCTGCGCTGGATTAAATTTTTCGCGTATCCAGTCCGCTGATTTTGTAATAAATCCCATGTTGTTCCTTATAAGAATTCACTAAAAAAGGAACCACTTGTCTTGTATTGGTCTTTAACAGGCTCACCAGCACACTTAGATTGTTGAATTTTAATCCATTGCTCTTGTTTAGGTTCACTACCAGGAGCAGGGCTTTTGCCATAAACACTATGCAAGGCTACATGGTGCTTGTTACAAAGAGTGTAAACAAGATCATATATCTCATGATTGTGTTGAGCAATAAATTCATCTCTAACAGCTAAAATACCTTCATCAGTAGATATATCATACTCCATGTCACTTGCCCACTTTTCAAGCAGATAAGTGATGCTATGAAGATGATGTAACTCTAAATCGTGTTTGGTGCCACAAATAAAGCAGTGATCTGCCTTTTCGTATGCTGACTTAGCTCTGTCTCGAACCCACTTAACAGGTATTCGTTTATTAGTGTTTGTTGCCATTTTTTGTGTGAGCTTTACTTTTGATGATCATATTATAGCACGTGAGCACGTGGCGTGCAATACAAAAATTTTTATGGAGGTGTAAAATCCAAATGTTGACACGGTTAGTATTCTAAAGTATAATTAATGTATTCTAAATAAAGGATTGATAATGATTTCAGGAATTTATAAACTAAGTTTTTCTAGTGGCTTATTCTACATAGGACGCAGTGATGATATTGATCGTCGCTGGCAAGAACATATGCAAGCCTTTCAGAACGGAACTGCAGCTCAACGTATGCAATTGGAGTACGATGCTTATGGCATGCCAAATTTTGAAGTAATTTATGAGTGCCACCCAGACCACTGTGATCTTGCAGAGAGTGCTATTATTCAGCACTGTGATCGTAACTATTTGCTTAACACACAGTTTCCACGCCGTATTACTACTCAAGAGTGGGAAACTATGTGTGATTGCCAAGAGCTGCTAGAATTGAGTACATGTGACCATCTGCGTTTAATATTTCAAAATACTGAACTACTATCACAAAAGAATCTGGAAGTGTATGACTTAAGGCACCAGCTAGAGACCAGGCAAGCAGAGTTAAATCAATTAAAATCATCTGGAGTATATATTGGTGATGAAGCCAAACTCTTGCTGGAAGAGTACAGCATAGATAATGAAGTGCTAAACGAACTACTAAATGACGAAGTAGAGACTAGCGCTGAATTACGACAAGAGCTTGATGCTATTAAAAACAAACTAAAAACAATGACACTATGGCAAAGATTATTTCACTGGTCTTGGTAGTTATACTCGCAAGCTGTGCTTGGGAACTTAAGTGTCGCCCACACGGCAACCAAGACGAACAACAGCTCAGATGTCGTGCACACCACCCCTTTTAGAGTGTGTAGCTATATAAGGCGTAGCGTAAGGCATCAGCCATGTGCGAGTAGTCGTCGTGTACTGGCTTTTCGCGTTGCAGGTTCTCGCGACTATCCCAACGATACTGGTCTAGTGAGGCGATTACGTTTGTGCAGTGAGGTGCTACTTTTAAACGACCTTGCTCGATTAGTGTTTGCACATACGCAATACCTGGCAGTACGTCCTTTTTAGCCTTAATAGTAGTAATGTCGTACTGATAAGCTAAGTCGCTAGCAAATTGAGCTGCTGCACTATCTATAAATATACAATCAATATTGTACTTTGCAATATGCTCGCAAAACACTTTGGCGTGATCTGCAGTAGTAGCTTCAGACCTTAAGTACTCGTCGATTACATAGAAAGTATCGTCGACTGGATTGTAAGCAATATCACACCACGCTGTGGCATCACGATAGCCAGGGTCACAACCAGCAAATACTTCGCACTCTGGAGTGGGTTGGAACTCCACAATATCTGTTTCTTTAAAGTTGTAGATTTGACCCTCAAACGACGTAAAGCTCGCCAAATACTCTTGATTGAACTCTGCTTCCGACATTGACTTCTTAGCTTCTGCTACATCAGCTTCCGACATACGAGTATTCTCGGTATAGTCAGCTTGAATCGAAACCCACTCTGGAAAATCCGGACTAAAGCCACGTTCAAAGAATCTGGAAAACCAGTTTAACTTACCACGAGGCGTGGAGATAAATATGGCTTTGCTATTTAGCTTGTCCAAGGTCGGGCGTAGCGCAACATTAAACGCTGCTTCGCCGTCTGAGCCTAGTGCAGCTTCGTCGAATATGATTAGATCGTAACTGCGACCAACGCAACTATCCACAGTCGAAAGCGAACCCATGCGTATGGTCGACCCATTCTCTAACTCAATTAGTTTGTCTTTTAGATTATCTCGCGTAATCTCCAAGTCAAAATGCTTAATCATTTTGCGTTGCAGCTCAAATGAAATGGTGGATAGGTTGTAGTTAGGTGAAATAATAAGTATATTACAGCCTGGGATTAAGGAGGTAAGCTGACCAATAATATTAGCTATATAAGTTTTGCCTAAGCGACGTGCAAGAGCACAGCAAATAAAACGATACTTAGGATTGTTAACTGCGTTGATAACGGCGATTTGGGGTCTGTTAACTGTTGGCCATACTCCCAATAATTCTAGGTAGTTGCGAATAGGTAGCTTAATAAAGCGGGTAGTGGCTGGAAATTCAGTCAATACATCAGATTCTACGTCGTCACGTGAAATCTTTAACATTACTGCGACTCCAGCAGCTTAGCTATTAACTGGCCGTACTTGCTATTGTCCACCAAACCTTCATTATTAATCTGGATATTAGTTTGGGTTTTAACTTCGCCCATACGAACTTTCTCCAACTGAATCTGCTTGTCTAAGTGCTCCATAGCCATTTTATGTGAAAGCGCTAGCAAATCAGCGATATCCTTGTTGCTACCAACCCCAGCCTCTTCCATTTGTTGAAACTTTTGTTGGATAAGTGCGTCCATTGCGCGACGCATTTTAATGCGATTGTTAAAGCCTAAATCCATAAACACGGTGTCGATGTATGACTTCACTTCGCGGCGGTTTAAGTATTGTGTGCAGATCTCGACCGGCAGCTGTAGTTCATCCGCAACTTGACGTATGTCTTGACTTTGCAGATAGCAGTTAGCCACTTCGAGGGCCTCGGGGCTTATTTCTAAAAATTCCCCGGGTTGATGTTGTTGTGGTAGATTTGTCATATTGGTGTCCTTTTGTGTAATTATAGCACTTTGGGTAGTGTGGTGCAAGTGTGAAATTTTGTGTGGTTTGTGTGGTTTGTGTGCGTGTGTGGGGTTGTGTACTAGCACGGCACCTTGATGGTTTTGCGAATTATTAGTAGTGCTATAGTAGTGGCACCTTAGGCTTTTTGCAGTTTATTAGTAGTATTTACGTGTGGGTGGGCCCACAGTATATGCAAAACTATTATGTCTAATAACCGCCCCTAGTCTGTTGTAGCAGTTTACTAGCAGTTTTTCAGCAATTTGTCAAGTAAATTATTTTTAATTATTTTGTGTTGAGGTATTGACTCGATCCGGCAATCCTGTAGAATTACTACATCAACAAAACAAAGGGGCTTTAAATGAACACTCAACAAAAACACGAAATGAAGCGCAAGCTAAAATCTGTTGCCCTATGGGGCACGGTTGGCGTGGTTTGGGTTGGCTTGGTTGTTTGGGCACTTTGCACAATTTAAGGGGTTATATATAATGTTTATTGATTCTAATATAC